AGCCCCGACGTGGTAAAGATGATTCTGGAGAAGCAGAATGACGCGCAGATGATTGCGCTGCTCCAAGCTCAGTTTAATGGAATCCCCGAAAAGAAAGCTAAGCGTATCCTTAATGACCTACGCAAAACTGGTACGGCTGAATTTCCGGTGGTTAGGCGTAGCGTTGATCGTCCTTGGGTGCAAGCAGTTGCGCCGGATGGCGACGTTCTTTTCCCGGCCTATGCCACCGATCCTCAACGCGCTCCTTATTGCTTCTGGCGTGTGCTAATGACTGCGCAGGAACTGCGTAACAAGATTAGCAGCAACGGCTGGGATAAGGACTGGGTGGAGTACGTTATCGAAAACTGCAAAGAAGCGGGAGACCCCCTCCGACTTGAACGGCGCAACCAGTTCACTTACACCACCGTGACGTACGATGCGTCGGAGTTGTATGAGGTCATCTATGGCTATCAGCGACTGATTGACGAAGAGGACAACTCGGAGGGGATCTACTGCACGGTGTTCCATCGTGAAGTGTATGGCAAGCAGGAAGTTCCTGACTATGCAAAGTTTGAACTGATGAATGGGTACGAAGACTATCCGTTTGTCGTTACCAAGCTGTCCGAAGACAACAAGCGTCTCTACGATATTCAGTCGGTGCCGGAAATGCTGAAGGGCATTCAATGGCAGGTGAAGACTGAGCGCGATAGTCGCATCGACCGCAACAGTCTGGCTACGATGCCGCCCATCATGCACCCTGTGGGCAACGCCCCGTCCGATTGGGGTCCGGGTCGTTATGTTCCCTATCGCCGCGCTGGCGAGTTCCAGTTTGGTCCGGTGCCGCAATACAACCCCGGCTCGATGGAAATGGAGCAGACCCAGCTTGCTCAGGCCGACAAGATTATTGGCCTCGATATTAACAACCCGCTGTCGCAGATTCAGCAGCAGTACTTTGTAGACAAGTTCCTCACGCACGTCCGCGACGTGCTGCGCCTAGCCTACAAGTGTTTCCAGCGGTTTGGCCCCGATCAAGTGTTTTTCCGCGTTACGGGTGTCTCTGATCCTCAGCGTTATAGCAAGGGCGACCCGAATGAAAACTTTGACATTATTATTAACTATGATGTCATGCAAACCGATCCCGATAATGTCGAAGCGCAAATTACTCAGTTTTCTACGCTACTTCAGTTGGACCGGAATGGGCGCATGGACGTGGATATGCTTCTCGAATTGGCCGCGAGTGCCATCAATCCGGTTGTTGCTGACTCCATTCTCCGCCCTGCTGGGCAGGCGACGGACCAAATCACGAAGCAAGTCACGGACGACCTCTCCAAGATCTACGCAGGCATTGAAGTTGGTGCGCGTCCGAACGGTGCGCAAATCGCGATGCAAGTGATCCAGTCGTACACGCAGCAGCCTGATGTTAGCCAGCGTCTACAGAGCGATCAGGCGTTCCAAGCTCGTTTCCAGAAGTACGTCCAACAATATCAGTTCCAGATGACGCAGCAGCAGAACGCCCAGATTGGCCGTATTGGTACGGCTCCCGCTGCAATGGGAGATACCAATACGCAGGCCATGCAGCAGACTCCTAGTTACTAATGCAAAAGCCAGATAACCTAGATAGCCTCATCCACATTGACGCATACGTTGAGTTCCTTGATGGAATCTACGCTTTGCGCGAATCGCTGATCCAGCAGCTTCACGACGTATCTTCCGACCGCATCCAACAGATTAGCGGTCGAATCCTCCAATGCGATGACATCCTCCAGATGGGTGGATATGATCGTATTGTTTCTCGTAGAGGGTAACGTAGCCCCTTTTTCTTAAAGGGGCCGTTGTTCGCTGTGTCGCTCTGAAAACCGCGACAGACGAAACGTGAAATAAAAGAAACCCCTAAAAGAAAGGGGGAGTGTGAGGGGGATTTTTTCGTCGTGTCAAGCCTATTCGACATGGCACCTAATTTTCTCTGTTAGCTCAAAAGCGGGTCTTTTCTAAAGCATGGTATATTCCCGCTATCGCCAACGCGAGGCGTTAAAACGCGGAAAACCAACAATGTCTGATGAAGCTACGTCCGTCGCCGGGGACGCTAAACAGTCGGTGGTCTCAGAAAAGTCTAATCTGACAGCGAGCCAATACGCGGTTCGCCGTCTCGGTGAGTTGAAGGTTAAGCCTGACGGGGCTTTGAATCCCGCCAGTCGCCCAGCCGAACAGCCCACCAGCCAATCCGCGCCAGCGGAAGAGGAACTTTCCGATGAGGACATCCAAGAACTCGCTCAGAAAGGCAAGTCTGGCCTGCTCAAGCGCATTGCGGAACTTACAGCCAAGCGAAAGCTAGCCGAGGAGAAAGCAGCGCAGTTGGAAGCCTACATGGCCCAACAGCAGAACAACAAGCCCCTTGAGCCGAAGGTCGAGAATAATCCCTACGCCAGCATCTCCTCTATTGAGGATCTTGGGAAGAAAGTCCAAGAGGTAGCTGATGTTGTTGAGTGGGCAGAAGATATTCTGGATCGCGCTGAACACCTCGGCTTTGAAGATATTGCCGCAACGGTGGATGGGCGCGAACTGACTAAGGCTCAGGTAAAGGAGACTCTCCGCAATGCCCGCAAGGCACGCGACAAGTTTCTCCCAGCGCAGAAAAAGGACATTGAAGCTGGCATCCAGCGCAAAGGTCTTCGTTCTGCTTTCGAGCAACAGGCGGTCAAAGAGCTTGAGTGGCTTGCCACCCAAGAAGACAATGACATGAAACGCCAGTTCTTTGCGATGCTTAATGATCCGCGCCTCAAGGGCATGGAAGAAGCATTGCCGGATGTTGCTCCTCAGTTGCCCTACATCTTGGCCCATGCTGCCAATTCGATGTTTGCGCGAAAAACAATTCCGATGGACAGCAAGCCCTCTCCCAAGTTGACGCCTCCCGGCTCCCCTTCCGCTACAGCGGCTGCGGGTGATCGGACGCCTTCTTCGGGTGAGCGCAACGTAAAGGAAGTGTCTAAGCGGTTGGCGGACACAGGTAGCGTTAGCGACTTCATCGCCCTTCGTGCAGCACAACTCTCTAAACGTAAATAACCTACTACTACAATGGCTTTTGCAAATACCTACGATACGACCAATCCGGGTTCCGCGGTTTCCAATCGCGAAGACCTTCTCGATGTCCTGACGATCCTCGCCCCCGAGGAGACTCCGGTTCTCTCTTCCGCTGCTAAGTCCAAGGCGTCCGCTACCTTCGTGGAGTGGACCGTTGACAGCCTCTCGGCTCCCGTGACCACGGGCGTTGCCGAGGGTAGCGATGTCACCGTCTTCACGGACAAGTTCGCTAACCGCGCTCGTCTGGGTAACTACATCCAGAAGTTCCGCCGCGACTTCATGGTGAGCGACCTCCAGAACGCTGTTGATAGCGTTGGTCCTGCCAAGATCGCTCAGGCGGAGGCCAAGGCTGTCCGCGAGATCAAGCGCGACATCGAGGCCACCCTGTGCTCCAACAACGACCGCACGGTTGAAGATGGTGCTGGCACGCCCTACGGCCTGCGCGGCCTCGGCGACTGGATTGACTCGGCTGGTCCGTCGGACGTTCCTGCTACCTACCGCACCCCGGCTGGCTCCATCCATGGCTCCGGCACGTTCAACGAGACGGTGTTCAACAACCTCATCACCTCGATCTACCGCGTTACGGGTACGTCGAATGGTCTGACGCTGGTTGCTGACACGGCCCTCCGCCGCGTCATCAGCGACTTCGCCCGTACCTCGGGTGCCTCGGACTACTCGGTTCGCCGTGTGGCTTACGAGGGTGGCGAGGCCACGATCAAGCTGTCGGTTGAACTCTATGAGTCCGACCATGGCATCGTGTCCATCGTCAACATGAACCCGGACTGCGCGCCGGACACCACGAACAAGGACACGGGTTACCTCGTGAATCCTGAGTTCTACGGTGTTGCGGAGCTTATTCCGCTCGGATCGACCCGCCTGCCGAATCTCGGTGGTGGCGAGCGCGGCTATGTTGATTGCGCCCTCACCCTGTTGGTTAAGCATCCGGGTGCACATGGTAAGATCACCGTGCTCAGCTAACATTAACTAGGAGTCTACTCACATGGCTAAACTTACGATTAACGAAGCAGCGGCGGGCTTCACGCACAAGGTTGCGTTCGATTACGTCGATCTCCAGCGTTCTGGCTTCCTCAGCACCATTGGTGCGGCGAACCAGTTTAAGGCTGGCAAGCTCGGGGCTGGCGGCATTATCGATACCGCTGTCCTTTATCAGGTGGTTGATCCGGCTGGCGCAACTAACCTCACGATTGACTTCGGTGTCACGGGTGCTGATCCCGATGAACTGATTGACAATGGCGATGTTGATGGCCTGACGAAGATCATCTGGAACACGGGCGATGCCTTCGTTGGCACCGACTCGGGCGCGGCGACGACCTCCAATGTTGTGAACGGCTACGCCAACAACACGGCGTCAGCGGTTGACCTGTTGGTTGAGTTCAACGGCACGGTTGCTGACCTCACGGCTGGTAGCTGGGTGCTGGCTTGGCGTCAGATGGAAGTCCCCACCTCGTAAAGACTTCTTGTGTTAGAATAAGCCACCCTCTTAACTGGGGGTGGCTTTTTTATGCATATCAAAGTAGCTTCACCCGAAATTACACGGGAAGAAATCGATAACGAGCTTCGTAAAGAAATCATCCGCAGCCTAGATTTTGAGAAGGCTACGGAGGCGGAGCGTGTTAATGTAGCTAAGGCGCAGGCTTCTCTAATGAAGGGCCACAAGGCCATTCCCGGTTTGGGTAAGTGTGTGGGCGTTATGCCTGCTCGCGAGTACTTCCGGCTAGTGAAGAAGTACGGCCATGAGACGGTGCATAGCCGCGAGTTCATGTCCTATTTCAACAAGAAGATGCCAGAGCTTTCGCCCAATAAAGCGTAATGACCAACCGCACCTACACCGACCTGTTCGACCTTATCGAGTCCCTTGCGGGCGTCGATGAATTTGCGCCCACGGAATCCACGAAGATTCTGGCAATGGCTAACAGGCGGCTGCGGCAAGCCTATGACTCTTGCGATGTCTGGCCGCGCTATATGCGGCTGGATGCTCGCCCGGCTCCAGACAACTACGTTCCGTACAGCTATGATGCGAGTGCTGGTATTCGCAACTCATCGTCAGTTACTCGTAGCGGAACTACCGTAACCTTTGTTACTGCTGGCGTTGACTTCAATGTTGTTGTTGGTCAGCGTGTTATGGTTAGCGGTCTTTCTGGAACCGTTGATCCGAACGGTTTCTTCACGGTGGCGTCAGTAGATGGGCAGACTGTTACCTACGATTTGGAGTCTGGCACCGGAACCGAGACCTATACGGGTACAGGACTGTTCACCCCCGTAACGCTTCCTGACGTGGAAATCTTCATGCGCCTGCATGACAAGAATCCCGTGCAGGGGGTTGGTGGCTGGGAATACGACTTCTTTGTAGACAGCAACGGAGCCAACATTGTTGGCAACTATCCCGAGCTTGATGGCTTTTTTGTTACCTATAAAGCTATTTGGGATGGTCCTTATACGACGGCATCTGCTACCATTCCTCAAGAGTGGTTCTATTACGCCGCGCACGCCACCTATGCAGATTTTCTTCGTATGGACGGTCAAGTGGACAAGGCAATGGCTGAAGAGGCCGTTGCCCAGATGTACCTCGACACCGAACTTACCAAGGCCAGCCAGCAGCGTAATATGAACAACCTGTTCCGCCGCATCTCTACCTACACCTCACGCCAGTTCCGCTAAACATGAATAACTCACTCGTAGTCAATCTCTACCCCCAGCCGACTGGCGAAGCCGATCAGCGCCTGACGGTTAGCACCGCAGTCGTTTCGCTTGATGCGAATTGGACCTCTTCCAAGACCAAGTACATTTTGGTCGATGTGCAGACGAACGACGTGATGGTGACGTTTGACGGTAGCAATCCGTCGTCTACGAACGGTCATCTGTTTAAGGCGGGTGTTCAGCCTTTCTTTTGGAACAAGGAGACGGCTCGTCTGGCTAAGTTTAT